ATTATTACCCGTATAAAGCGTAGTGCTGAACGCAGTAGTCTCAGCGAAGACAGTGGCGTCACCGTTGCCGACAACTTTATCGCCAGCTTTAAATGCTTGGTCGATAGTTGTAATCTCAGTGCCGTATGCTGAGTTGTAGGCTTTGTCGTCGGTGAAGGTTAGTTTGGTAAGGTCTCCGGTCCAGTTGACTCCGTCGTAGGAGTACATCACTTGGTTTGTTCCATCGCTTGAAACAGCGACAAACTTACCTCCTCCATAAGTGACTGAACGCCAGTAATTATCTTCAGCTGCAGATGCTGATGTCCATTTAATACCATCAGTAGAGTACATTACAAGGTTGGTTCCAAACGCCCCAACAGCTACGAACTTACCGTTTCCATAGGTGACTGAATCCCAGGCAATGATTTCTGCTGCTGTTGCTAATGTCCAGTTGATTCCATCAGGGGAATACATTACCCGGGTGGTTCCTTTGTCGCGTGCAACCGCAACGAACTTACCGTTTCCGTAAGTGACTGAAGTCCAGGTAAGATTGTCTGCTACTGTTGCCGGTTTCCAGTTGATCCCATCAGTGGAATACATTGCTCGATTGGTTCCACCATCCGCAATCGCAACGAACTTACCGTTACCGTAAGTGACTGTCTTCCAGTTACTAGATTCTGGTGATGTTGATGTCCAATTAATACCATCAGCCGAATACATCGCACGGTTAGTTCCACTATTTGCAACCGCAACAAACTTATTGTCTCCATAGGTAACTGAATACCAACCATTATCTTCTGCCGCAGCTGCCTTATACCAATTAATTCCATCAGTGGAATACATTACACGGTTAGTACCACCGGTTGCCACAGCTACGAACGTATCGTCTCCATAGGTAACTGACTCCCACCTGTTATCTTCTGCTGCAGCTGCCGATGTCCAATTAATTCCATCAGTGGAATACATTACACGGTTAGTACCACCGGTTGCCACAGCTACGAACTTATCGTCTCCATAGGTAACTGCGAACCAGGGGTTAGCTTCTGCTGCTTGCGCTGAGCCACCGCCAAGAACAGTGTTAACACCATTAGCTTCAATCGCACTGGTCTCGGGGTAGTAGCTAATGTCGCCGCCGATGCCCGCTCCATCGGGTGGGGTCAGTACTTCAGGCTTCTTGATTTCGAGGTTAAACTCAATCGTCTTTTGGTACGTTGCCGGTCGGACCTCAGCGTTAGAACCGTCAGGCTCAGCAACCGTGATATCACAAGTAATTGTCTTGCCAACATCTAAAACATCCAGCGTATAAGTTGCAGAATCCGTGCCGACAGAAATGCCTGCAGATTTCCACTCATATTTTTGAACTGAAGGCGCGGTGCCGCCTTCGATGTCATTTGCAACTGCTGTCAGTACGTGCCCGACTTGGTTTCCCTCCGGTCCATCGTCCGTGATTTCAGCCGTAAACGTGATTACATTTGCTGGGCGCTCAACAATCGTCAGCCCGTTCGAGGCTTCAGATACCAACTCTGTCCCACGCAGGTCAGTGAACTTCTGCTGTGCCGTAATGGCAACACCAACAGAACTATCTGGAATGGTAAAAATCGAACCGGTGCTGGACTGAACACCGTCAAGCAACCACTGCGTTTCAGCGATGGACGGGCTTGATCCGTTGATCACTGTGGCATTGGTCACGACATAGGTGCTATTTCCTTCATAAGCACCCTCAGGGCCTTCGCCTACAACAGCAATTACAGGTGGGGTGTTATTGGTCGGCGGGATGTAGCTGTCAATAATCGTCCAGATAGCTGCATCGCTCTGCTGTGTTCCGTCTGAGAAGGAAACCGTTGCTGTAACAGTGTATTCCCCTTCAATATCAGCCACAATCGTGCTGCCGGTTCCTGTCTTGGCGCCGGTCCATGCATAAGTTGCATTAACTGTGCTGCCATCGGCCTCAAGACCATTGCCGCCAACAGCTGTCAACGTTGAGTTCAGCTCAGTGCCGTTGCTAGAGACGATCTGAACAGGGCCTTGCGTGTTGCCACCATTGCCCCCACCAATTGGTGTCCAGCTTGGATTGCCAGGGTCAGAACAATCGTTCCAGATGTTGATTGTTGGTGGGCAATCACTGGTGTCAATCCAGATGTCACCGAGGCTTGGATTGTCGGGCGTATCAGGAGAGGCGTCAAAGCCGCCAATCTCAAAAACGTTGTCGTCAGTGTCCTTGCTGTATAACTTCCTGTCAGCAAGGTTGATTGCCAACTCACCAACAGCCAAATCTCCTGCAGCAGGTTGCTTCCCTGCGACGCTGGAGCTTTTGATCTTGATTGTGGTGGCCATAGTGCTATGCAGCGGAGCTACGCTCATCCGAGCGGTAAGCACATGCTAAGACCTAGCCGAGTTAAGTATTAGAAGTCGCCGCCGTCGATTATTTGGTCGTTGACCCACATCCCCGAAGTGCCGTCATAAGCAAGCCGTTGACCTGCCTGCAATGCGTTCCCGCCCGGATCGGCAATAGTGACATCTAGCAAGTCGTTTAAATACTGCGTGCTGCCACCACCACCTCCGCCATTTGTTGCAGACGAATCAATATGAATCCAACCCTGCGCCGCGTTAACACATAAGCACCAATCACCTGGGGTAAAGGTGTCACTGGCAATATCTAATTGATCCATATTGCTACCGCCGACCTGACAGACCAAGTAACCACCACCAAGTGCATCACTAGGTCCGGGAACGGTAGCCCCAGCAGTTAGTCCTGCTGACTGCCCAAAGTCCGTGACCACACCCACAGTGTTTGTGTCGGCGTTAAACGTCCCCATCCATCGCAGGTTGCTAGCTTGCAACGCACCGAAGCCGATTGGGAGCCACTGGTTCCCTGCAGAGCCACGGGCGTAAATCCTTAGTTGTGCGGTACTTGGCTGATACCACAAACTCCCGAGGAACTCCGCAACTCCAGGGTTGCCTTCTTGCATATAACAAGTGGCGTAGTCTGCTAACTGCTCTTTTTCAACTGCGCCGTCCGCAATGCTGCCAGGTTGAACTTGGCCTGATGTGATCTGGCTGTAATCAAGATCGCCAATGTCATCAGCGCTAAGGGTTGAAAACCCCTGTTGAACCAGACCGTTGTCTGAGACCTGAACCTTTACATACGTTCCAGCGCCAGGGGTGACGGTGTTACTGATAATCAGCTCACCAGAGCCGTCGACGTTTAGGTCTGGGCCAGGCATCACTGCGCCCAGAGTGGTATCTGTCGCAATCGGCAGATCAGCCGATTCGATCGGACCACCGCTAGTAACTAGACCGTTGCTGTCATAAGTAACGACACTTCGGTTGCTTTGAGCATCAACTGAATTGTCAATTGTTAGTGAGCCTGTGCCGTCAACAGCCAAGCCCTGACCTGGCACGATCGCACCGGGATTTGCATCAGTCGCAACAGGCAGGTCAGTGCTAACAATTTGGCGCTGCGAGATGGCTCCCGCGTTACCTGTCGGGCCAGCAACAAAAGCTCGGGGTTCGCTTGTGACGCCGTAAGCCGCTGAAACGGTTACTTCATCACCGGCTTGAACTGATGCGAGGGCAATGTTGCCCGAAACAGACTGAGTGACAACGCTATTAATGCTGTTGACAGCTTTGAACCCAACCCAGGCCGATCCATTCCAGACGTAGGCGTAGCCGGTTGTTGTGTTTAAGAGCGCCTGACCAACGAATTTTCCAGCTGCTGGGGCAGACGGATCCACCACCCAAGTGCTTTCATCACCCAGCTTCTCAGCGGTAACTGCACCGTCGACGATATTGTCAGTGTCAAATTCGATCGTGACAGAAGTAAAGTCGATCTTCTGTCCATCAATCGAAGCGTCAGGCAGCTTGCTGACTGCGCCTAACACGTAGTTCTCAGTGCTAATTTTCTTGGTCTCTGCAGAGCCCAAAGAAACAACTGCTATGACATCCTTTGCGGCTAGCGCTGACTGGGACAGCTCTGGCAGCCCCGAAATGGAAGAAGCAGGCATGGCCTGAGACGCTGTGGTGTTACTCCTAGTCTATGCTTTGTTCCAAAAGGATTTCAGAGTCATCCTCCTGCAGCAGGAAGTTAAGATCTTCCTGCAGAAGCTCGTAAGCAGGAGTTCCAATGCGGAATTTGAAGGGGCCGGTGGTTACAAATCTGACCGTAGAACGAATGACATCCTCTGTTTGAACCTGGAAGCTGGCTCCTGTGATGATGCAGTGCGCTTCCTGCCATACCGAAGGCAGGTCTGGTTCACAGGATTTGTTGAGAAAGAAAGTTCCTAAAAAATCAGCTCCATACGTGACGCGCTGCGCCAACTCCAATAGGTAGTGAGAAATTTCAGTGGCTTCGTTAGAAGTGTTCTTTTGACAAAGCTTGTGAAAGTTGTAATCCCATAGGCATTCAACTTCCCCTTGACCGCTAATTAGACCTCGCGTGTACTTGTCCCGGAACTCCTCACCAAGCGCTGTACAGTCCACAGTCTCACGTTCAGTTGTGAACTGATAGCTGACTACATTTGCAAGGCAACTTGTAGGGCCACTGGCTGGAATAACCTGCACATTTTGATTGCTGGTCGGCAACACTAAGGAATACCGCTTGCTCTTGTTGTTATTGATCGCGTCTTCAAAGTTTGGATAGGCCGCAATGTTGCCAATGGGGTCAACGTTTGCGTAAAACTCAACAACGCTTGAGGTAGGTAGGTCGGCAAAAAGAACTAAAGGCGTGTCTACTGGATTGCCCGCGCCATCAGTGCATTGAATTTGCACGCGGTCACCGGTGATAAACGGTGACAACTCGCCGTTGCCGCGAGGGCCAAGGACTGTGTCGAAAGGGTGGGCAAAACGGTTCACCTCAAGGTGGACCATCTCAGGCATTAAGACACCGCTAATTGCTGAGTCACCATCGGTAAAGCGGCGAATCTCAATACCCCCTGAGTCACCGTGAAAAACCGTCATGCTTCCACCTTTTGAGGAGGACCGATAACTTGAAACGACATATTGCCGCTGGTGACTTCGCCTACCCCAACTGAGATAGAAAGCTCGGTGATGACTGCGCGGAGTTGGATGTAGTAACCCTTTGAAGTTGGGTTGCTGGACTTGTCCGTGTTGTCAGCCATGTATAGCTTGAAGCCATACGACGTTGGGAATTCGGCTTTGCCGGTGTTGTTAAAAGTGGTGTCATCATTATCATCGTCGGGCAGTCGGGGCTCAAACCCACGTTTAATTAAATCTGAAAGCCCTGGCTGTGTGCTGCCTGGAAAGTAATAAAAAGAAGCTGAGCCGGTATAGCTGCGGAGTCCTGGGACAAAAGTTCGGTCGGTGTCTTGTAGGGATGTAGTCTCGGCGGCTTGGGTCGTTTGCGACAAACTCCAGCTTCTTACCTTGGCTAGAGGCAGATCGTACCTATTCCTCTCGTCTGTGGCTGGACCCTTGTCAACCCAGAGGGAACCGTGGGAGCCGCTTAGGTACGCCATTAGTTTCTGGTCACTCCGACAAGGGTGATCGTAAGGTCACTGTAGCCGGGATATACGTTCGTCATTTGTGGCGCTTCTTTATATCGCCAAACTATTTCCCCATCGTCTAAGGCAGGGCTTAAATACTTTGTCTCCGGTGGATTACATTGAACGTCCCAGCCCGCCTTATTCTTCGACTGAGCAACAGGAAAAATGAACCACTGGTAAGTGCCCTTCATTTCCGCAAAGTGATTAAAGAAAAGCTTGACTTTCTCATCCGAAAGATGCTTATACGTCAAAGCCAATTCTGCACCTACCTGCTTATCTCCGTACAGGATGCGGGTCTCAGACCCGCTCATGCTTCTGAAACTCTGGACTGCCCACGTACCAGCTGTAAAATTACGGGTGGTTGGTATTGCGGTCTCAGGAAAGCCCATCAGTTTCGATAGAAGAATCGACCGGTATTGTCCTCATTAAAGTCTAGGACATCCTTTGCTATCAGACTCTCGCCTTTGCTGTTGGTCGGGAAATGGCTAGCGGTAACGTCTACTAAGCCGTCATCGTCGATGCTGACCTCTTCAATCAGGTAGGTGTTGGCTATTGAGTCGGGGATGAGGGAACTAAAGACTGAGCCCCAATAAGCTTCGTCTGTGACGCGACCGTCTTTGTAGTCGATAGTAACGCGCTCCACGTCATCAGAACCCTTGCGGTAAAGCAGGATCTCGTGTTGACCGTCTGGAATTTTGTAGTCACTTAGGACTGAGCCATCCTCAGAAATGACACCGATGCTGCGGGGAACAGTCGGGGCTTCAGGGACGTTGATTTCGATGTAGGTAGCCGGTGCAATCGAGACGCCGTAAGGCGTTGTTTTGAAGTTGATGCGGTGGGTGATCCGCTGACGTTGGGCAAGGATGTAGCGACCGATCATCATGGCTTGCCGTTTGTTTGAAACCCATTCGCTGACGTCGAATGTTTGCTGGGTTCCTCTCGCTGGATCGCTAACGAAATCCATTGCAGGGTCATTCGCTCCGTTGCCAGTCCAGTCGCTGCGGTAACGCACCAGCTCAGAATCAAGTCGTCCTTGGCTATCGACTTCTGCATTTCGCCAAATCATGACGGCGCGAATCGGCATACGATCTGAAACCTCTACATAACTTGCTGTGTAACTGTCTTCGATAATGTTGCCGAGATTAAAGTAGTGGGATATTGTGACTGGCTTTGTTGCGCTAATTAAAAAAGTCTTACTGTCAAAAGGTAATGCCGGAACAAGTGCAAGCTTGCCGTTGGCAATACTAAAGTTCAACAGGTTCATCGATGCTTGACTAGACAGGAATTGACGGACGTTGATCTTGTCTGTAATAGCTCCGTCGATAAAGATCTTGTTCTGTCCG